TACAACCTCCAAAAGCTCCAGGACATGGAGCAATTCCTAAAGATGTCCTGGGATGCCTGGATGGACAGCATGGAAGCCACCGCCATCACTAAGGAGGCAGTCAAGTGAATCCCGATGTCCTTGAAATCTATGACGTTATCTTTACTCCTGACAGCACATGCGTCGTGCAAGCTATTGTCGAAGATGCTGCCATCTCTAGTCCTCAGACCCAGGATGATCCAGAAGAGTATTGCCCTGCCCTGTGCAGAGGCTCCTTCTACTTTTCTGAAGAGGACGTAATTCCAGCTACCGACGATGGACTCAGACAACTTTTTGCCGAGCGCATCGACAACTGGGAACTGGTGGACACGTCGGATTGGGATGTCTAACGCCAGGGATCTTCGGAACTCGGACGACTACGACGACTGGGAATACGGTACCGAGCCAATTCCATCCGACACAAGCTGGGTCAGACCAACAACTCTTACCCAGCTTTTTCACAAGATCATTGCCAAGCTAGAACTTGCTGATACTGTGGATAGCCAGAAGCTAGCCAGGCTGGTGATCCAAGAAATCCTCAGCCTGCCAACTTCAACTCTGTTAGACCTTAAAGCCCAGGATCCAAGTTTCAATGACCCAAACGCCAACTAACGCTCCATTCTTCAGATCATTCTTGCTTGGCAAGACATTCTCACTGGAAAACATCAAAGACATCTCTGATGTGGATCTGGAGACGCTAAACATCGAAACACTTACTGCTCTAAATGATGCCCGCCATGAGTATTCCAATCTTGATGATCGTCAATCAAAAGAGGGAGGACAAATTTTCTACCGTATGAAAGTGGCAAGCTATTTTCAGTCTGCAATCCAGATCGAGAAGAATAGCCCTTAGCTGCTTCTCGTTAACGTACCAACCAACTTTTTTGACATGATCACTCTTCTTTCTGACCGCGAAGTGCATCAGCTCACATCTTATGTGACTGAAATTGCAACTGCCATGGACAACATCACTTTCATTATTGGTGGTGCTCAAACTGCTACATGGGAGCAACCCACAATCACTAAGTCGGTGCTGGCTCCGGCAGATACTGCTCCAGTCAAGTCTCAACCTAAGACTCGTAAGTCCAAACGCCATGCGAGGGCTTTACTGACTGTTAGCAAGGTGATGGAAATCAAACGGCGTCTTGCTGCTGGCGAAAAAGCTGGCGCGATCTGCCGCGATTACAAGGTACATGTAACTACCATCAACTCCATTAAATACGGCAAAACCTGGAACCACGTTCATCTCCAGCAAACTGCCGCATGATTCTCTGTGACACAGAGATCCGGGCCCTGTGCAAGCAGGGCCTTGTGACTCCCTACGATCCAGCTCTCGTCAATCCAGCTAGTCTCGATGTGAGACTCGGTTGTGATTTATTGGTTGAGGTGGCCGAATGGCCCACCATGATCCCCATTGACATCGGTGGTCACACGCAGGAGGAGCCTTTCTATCTACAGCCTCACGAATTTGTGCTGGCATGTACGGAAGAAACGTTCTTTTTGCCTACCAACATTGCTGGGCAATTTGCGCTTAAAAGTTCCAGAGCAAGATCAGGCATTGAGCATCTGATGGCTGGTTATTGCGATCCTGGCTGGAGTGGATCCAAACTTACGTTGGAGTTACAGAATGCACGTTCTATGCACCCTGTTGCTATTTGGCCTGGGATGCGTATTGGGCAGATTGTATTCCATCGTATGTCACAAACTCCAGCTCAAGATTATTCAGTTACTGGCCATTACAACTTTGACTCCACCGTTACCGCTTCCAAAACATGAACGACATTCAGGCAACACTTGATGAACGGGGATCACGTTACGGTGATTTCATGGGCCACGCAGAAATTACTTGCGAGCTAAAAGATATTATTGCTCTGTATGTAATCACACGCGAGAAAAAACTGGAGCATGATCAAATAGAAGCGTTAGATATGATTTGTCACAAAATTGGGCGGATACTTAATGGTGATCCAGACTATGCAGATTCGTGGCATGACATTGCTGGTTATGCACAACTTGTTGCTAACAGATTGAACAATGACTAACCAAGACCCAATCACCCCACCGCCTGAGCTGGTGCAGCAGTGGGCAGACATGTTGAGCCACCGATCAGACCATGCCGTGTTCAGCCTTGCCGCCCGCTGGGGTGCCGACCAGGAACTTGAGGCTTGTTGTAAGTGGCTTGAGTGCAACTACAACTATCCACAAGCGAATCCCCTCCGCATCGCCCGCCGCCCCAAGCCGCCGAGCTTAAAAGAGCAAGCGCTGGAAGCATTGGGCGCAGACGGATACTCCATGCTTGCTGGAAAAAAGCTTGAACCCGTTCAGCTAAAGATTATCCGCCGCGCACTGGAGGCATTGCCCAATGATTAACACTCGCATGATCCAAGCGTTTGCCGTTGGCTTTCTTTGTAGTCCACTCACCTGGATAGCAATTCATCACTTACTGAACTACAAACGATGACTAACCTCTCCCCCACCGCGCAGGCAGTGCTGAATGCTTACGGCGATTTTGAAGCTGCCAACGTCGATGCCATGGCCGCCGCTCTTCGCGCTGCTGCTGGTTATTTATTCCCGAATGACACTGCTCAACAGTGTTATGACCGCATCCTCGCCATTGCCGACGAGCTGGATGGATTGTCCTGATTGCAAGTCTGAAAATCGTAGATTACTGGAAAGTCGTTTAACTGTTCGCGGTAAACGACGTCGCCGCTTTGAGTGCCAAGTTTGTAAATATCGATGGACATTTTTTACAGATGAAGGTAAAGGACAGCCCTACAAAAATCGTTGGGATGCCAACGAAACTAGAAAATCCTTATGGCGCAGAGTTAGTCGTGAGGATGCTATAAAAATTATTACTTCTAAGTTGCCCCAACGTATCCTGGCTGAAACCTACGGGGTATCACGCCAGTCCATCTCGCTGATCCAGACGGGCTCTATGTACAAGGAGATCTACCAGGAGTTGTACCCGCCACGCACAGGTCCAATTACGTACTGCACTGACTGTTCCAGCTGGAATAAAGAGCAGTGTGGGTTTGGGTTTCCTGAGGCTGGTGGAGACTTTGCAACGGATTGTTGCGTTTTCACGCCCAGAGCCCTTGTAGATGTAGTACAGTAGTCGAGTTCGCCCCACACAGGCCACACCATGATCAATGACTTTGACCAAGCCTCCAAGCTTATAGCCGAGTTTCAACGCAAACTCGAAGTAGTCGTCAAGCGTGACGCCAGTCGTCACCTGATGGATGCCCACATGCCTCCTAGCCTTTTGATGCTGCTGGAGGATGAGCTGATGCCATTGCTCGCTGAGGCCATCAATGAAATTGAATACGATCCCACGCCCCAGTACAGCGAAGAGCCTGGTATCACCATGGCTGAGATGCACAGTGGTGCATGGATTCAACACCAAGCAATGCACTCTTAATCCATGAAATACCTAATGGGTGTCGAGCATATTGGCTCGATGCAGAATGCAACAACCATTGCATTTGATTGTGAAACAACTGGCCTCCAACCCACACCTGGGGGCCTACGACTGCTGCAGTTTGCAGCACTTGATAGGACACCAGTGATTGTTGATTGCTGGGATCTAGACGACGATGGCTGGAATGTGTTGCTGGATTTGTTCAACCAGCAGCGGTTTTGGTTGGCGCACAATGCTGCATTTGATATTGGCTGGCTCCAAGTACATGGGATCCACCCGGCTGGTACCATCCGTTGCACCATGCTGGCTAGTCGCATCCTGACCAATGGAATGCCCAACCTAAAACATGGTCTGGCCCATGTGGTCAAGCGGTACTTGAAGCTGGACGTCTCCAAGGAGCAGCAGAAGAGCAATTGGTCTGGTGATCTGACTCAAGAGCAACTGGAGTACGCCGCCTACGATGCTGATCTTTTGATTCAGCTGGATGGCCCCATCAACCAACGGATGGCGGAGGGCAATTTGCACAGGGCTTGGGATTTGGAATGCCGGGCGCTCCAGTCAATGGCTTTATTAAATCGAACGGGCCTTCCGTTTAATAAACAATTGCTTGATAAACTTATCGATGATCTTGATGATGACCACTTCGAAGCGGGAGAAGCTTTTATCGCTAACTTTGATGCTGCTCTACCTGACGATCATAAATTACCTAGAGATCCTGAACACAACACAATTCTTTATAAAAAAGAGGATGCTGAACGTCTTGGGACTAAGGAGTTTTTTAACTTAAACAGTCCCGTACAGCTGCTCAAAAAGTTCACTGCCTTACTAGGTGAGCCACCGATTGATCAGAAGTCTGGTAGACCCAGCTCTAGTAAGTTGGCGCTTCAGGAGTACATCGGAAACCACCCGGTTATTGCGGAATACTTGAAGTGGAAGCGACTTGAGAAGCGGCGCCAGATGGCTGAAACATTACTTAAAAATATTACGGATGATGGCTTTATCAAGGCTAGTTACATGCAACTTGGGGCTGATACGGGCCGCATGTCTTGCATGAGTCCCAACTTGCAGCAAATACCAAGAGACGTAAGGTTTCGGGCCTGCGTTCAGGCTCCAAAAGGATTCAAACTGGTGGTTGCGGACTACGCGCAGATGGAGTTAAGGCTGGCTGCAGCTGAGGCTAATGATGCGTTGATGATCCAGGCGTTCCAGGAGGGGACGGACTTACACACTCTTACTGCGATGCAGATCTATGGCGTTGATGAGGCCGATGTCACCAAGGACCAGCGACAAATTGCTAAGTCAGCAAACTTTGGTTTGCTGTATGGATCGGGAGCTAAAGGGTTGCGTAATTACGCCGCCGCAATGGGAATCCAAATGGATTTGGCTGAGGCTGCAGAGATCCGGGAAAAGTTCCACGCTGCTTACAAGGGGATCAGCAAGTGGCAGCGCGAAAATGCTCGGGCTGCTGATGCGTCTTCGGGCCTG